GCCGTAGGCCCATGCCGGCGCGGTTGTCATGATCTTGAGCAGCTTCGCAGCCGCGGCTTCAGGGTCGGCGGTCTCCAGTACAATCTCGTCATGAACGTGGAGCACGCAATCCAACCCTTCCTCTTCCAGCCGCCGCAGGCTGTGGCGCAACAGGTCGTTGGCCACGGCTTGCGTTATGTTCTCGCAGGCCAGCCCCTTCCACAGACGGGCGCGTGGCCACTCCTTCGCGTCGGCCGCGGGCTTCCACGACGCCTTCGCGTAGGTGATGTTGCCCGCCTCATCGAAGCGGGCGAAAGGATAGCATAACACACGTCCTGACGGCAGTGCATACCAAAGATGCTGCCGGTCGTATAAATACGTCGTCCGACCTGCGGAAAACTCCGTGCCGGGGTTGCGCATGGCCGCCATGTAGGCCCGCTCCAGCTTTTCCCAGTAGGCTGGCCCCCACGGGTTCGCCCGGCGCCAGCCGTCCACCATGCGCCGCGCCTGATGCTCAGGCAGCACGACGTTGTAGATGCGGCCCATCGCAGCGAAGGCACCCACACCGCCGGCGAATCCACAGGCCAATTCTTGCACCTTGCCGATCTGGCGCTGGTCCTTGTCAACCTCGTCATAGCCGACGCGGAACGTCGCTGCGGCGTTGTGCTTGTACACGTCCTCGCCGCGCTCGAAAATGCCCAGCTTGGCCGCACCGCTGTTGCTGTTCGACGCCCACGGCGTCACCCGCGCCTCGATGGCGGCCCAGTCGGCGACGACCAGATGCTTGCCCTTGGCGGCCATCAGCGACGGGCGCAGCATCCCCTTCAGCACGTCCGTGACGCGCCGGCCGAACTTGGGGACGATCTGGTGCCCGCGGACGATAGCCTCGCGGGTCAGTGCCGGGTCGGCGGCGCACTTGCGGGGGAAGTTGTGGGCCTGAAGCCCAAACGATGAAGCACGGCCAGTAGCGCTACCTCCTGCAAATACGAACGCTCCTCTAACGCGGCTGTCCTCCTCGTCAGCAAGCGCTGCGGCGCGGCTAAACTTCGCAACGGACGAGGCCCAGAGATCATCCGCGCACTGGATAACTTCCGCCACTTCAGCCGGCACTTCATCGGCGTTCTCCTCCGCCAGCGCCAGCAGGTTGGCGCGCACGTTCTTGTCGATGGATAGCTTCGCTTCACCATCCTTGTAAACCGTCGCCAGCTTCAGCGCTTCCGGTCCAACGCGGTCCAAGACCCATGACCGCATTTTCGGGCTGCGGACCGACGTGACCACGCCTTCAGTAACTTCGCATACGATGTCCTGTATCTCAACAGCTTCCGCTTCTGCGTAGCGCACCGCCGCCAAAGCCAGAGGCTTGTCAAGCAGGACACCGCGGTCATTGATGCGCTCATTAACGTGATAGTCGTGCAGTTCATCGGCCGACAACTCCCGCTGCACCTGACTGATCGCCCGCATCGCCCGTACATCCTGTTCGCAGTACTGGACCATCTCGGCCATCAGGTCGGCGTCTTCGCGGAAAGTGCCATCAGCCTGCGGGATCGACAACAGCCGAATGAGTTGGCTGCCGCGGTGGTCCTTGCGCATCCCAGCACCGGCGAAGCGGCCGACATCCTCAAGGCTGCCCGGCGCGCAGTTGGCGCGGGCTTGGGCTGCGGTGCAGTAGAACTGCTCCAGCTTGAAGTCGCACTGGAGCACGTACCAGAATATCAGGCGCTCGAACGCGGCGTTGTGCGCGCGTATATGGCCCTTGTGGTTAGCGACGGCCTGCGGGAAAGGCTGGTCTGGCAGCCACGTCCGCACGTCCTCGTCGTCAAACGCGTAGGACATGCACAGCACGTCGGTGCTCATGTCCATCGCGTAGTTGTAGACGCCTTTGCTTTTCAGGTCGCAGCGCGACCGCGTCTCGAAATCAAGCCAGAGTATCGTCACGGATGCCTCACTTCATCCGCTACTCACCGGGGCGGCGACATGGGTCTACGGCGCCCGCCCCGGCTTTCGCACCCCCCGTTACGCCGTTGCGCGACGACGACGGCGCGGCTCGTCAGCCGCCGGAGTTTCGTCAGCATCGTCGGCTTCTACCTCAGGGGCGCTGTTCGCGTCCAGAGAGGTCCACTCGACGATGTCAAAGACCGGCGTATAAATCCGGCCATAGGACTTGTGCTGGTAGTGTTCCTTACGCAGACGCACCAGCGGCACGGGCTTGTCCGGGTTCTTGTCGGCCTGATCAGCGATGGCGATAGCCAGCGCCTGCACCGCACGCTTGCCGCCCACCGAAGTGACCGTGTAGCGTGCCTGCAAGCCTTCGTCCTCGCCGTTGGTGCACGCCAGCGACATGCCGATCTGCATTTCCCAGCCGCGCTTGGCGCCGTCCGGGGCAGGCCCGGTTTCCGGCAGCGGCTCCGACACCGGCGCCATCTTCTCGCCGAGCACCGTCCCTTCGCCCCACGCAATGAAGCCGTGGACGAACGAGAACGGGTTGACGGCCCAGAGGCTGTCATCCTCGACTTCGGTCTGGTCAGCGCCAAACACCCAGTGACCGGCCTTGTCCATCTTCAGGATGACCATGCCGGCTGCACCGCCGACATCTGCCTCCAGTGAGCGCAGGGTCTGGGCAAGCGACTTGACGGACGGCAGGTTAGCGCCGGCGAACGTAGTGAGATTTGTCATTACTGTACCTTCCTTCGTTGACGTTACTGTACTTTGGCCAGCGCCTTACGCAGCGTCTGCCCAATTGGCACGACTGCCGGCCGGGGATCGCTCTCCGGTGCGATAGTCGAGCCGCTTGACACGGCGACCACAAGGTCGTCGGGCAAGTTCTTCTTCGCCTTCTTCAGTTCCTTCTCGACTGCGGTAGGCGACTTGATCTTGAGTTCGTGGACGATGACGCCGTTGTCTTCCATGAACTTGGAAGCCTTGTCCTCGTCGATCCACTGGCGCGTCGCGCGCTTGTTGACCAGCTTCCAGCCGGGCACGGCGTTGCCTTCTTCCAGCAGACCGTGCGCCAGTTGCTGCAAGTCCTTGATGAAACTCTCCACCATCGGGATTTGTTCAAGGTAGTGCGCGATCTGCTCGACCGGCAGCGCCTCGACCTTGGCCTTGGCGATGCGGTCGATGGCGCCGGTCATCAGCGGGCAGACCGGCTTGGCGGCGCACCAGCGGCAGTGGTCGCCGGCAGCCAGCGGTGCGTCAGGCTTCAGTGCCACCTTGACGGCGCGGGCCAGTTCAGCCTTGAACTGCTTGATGCGCTCGACCGTTGTCGTCCAGCGCTTGACGCTAGGCGGCTGGACAATGATCAGTTCGACTTCGGTCGCGCCTTCAAAGACCCATGCCGTTGCCGGCGTGCGGATAGCAGCCGCAGCGTAGAAGAGTAGCTGGGCGTTCTCTTCGACTTCGACCGCGACCCCGTCGCCAAACTTCCAATCGAGCACAATAGCCCGACTGCCAAGCCGACCAATAAGGTCCACACTCCCGAACACGTCAGGCAGAAAATCGCCAAAGCTGACCACGCTTTCGACTGCATATTCCATCTCCGCCTTGGGGTCGATCTCGTCCAGCGCCGCCAGCGCGACCGCCAGCTTGCTCTCGATCAGGTCTGGCGTCAGCAGCGCGTCGTTGTGCTTGCGGCCCAGATGATCGTCGGGCGTACCGCCCTTGTCGAGAATGTCCGCGATGGTGTCGTGCAACAGCGTGCCTTCGTCGGCGTAGCTGCTGCTGGGCTTGGGCGGCATCTTGTCCACCAGCGCCACGCTGCCGGGGCAGGCGATGACGCGCTTGGCGGTTGAACCGCCGACAATACGGCTGTGCTGTGCCATTACTGTACTCCACTGAATTGCACTGTCTGAGGCCGCCAGCATACACGACAAAAAGTGTTTCGCAAGGGTTGCCGTGCAAAAAAGTTTGCTGTAGTCCACAGGCATGACTGAGAAAGAGATCGAAGCCTACTTCGTCAAGCGCGTGAAGGCGCTGGGCGGTTACGCGTACAAGTTCCGCAGCGTGACCCAGCGCGGCGTGGCTGACCGGATCGCGTGTTTGCCGAACGGCCAGACGTGGTTTGTCGAACTGAAGAAGCCCGGCGGGCGGCTGTCTGCGTTGCAGGAAGTGTTCGCCGAAGAGATGGCCAAGACCAAGCAGAACTATGTCTGCCTGTGGTCCAAAGCAGGTGTGGATGAATGGGCCGACCACTTGAACTAAGGCCCTACCAGCACGACGCGGCCGACTTCCTGTACGAGCGTGACCGGGCGATGATCCTTGCGCCGGTTGGCGCCGGCAAGACCGCGATCACGCTGACGGCGATGCAGGCGATGCTGGACGACGGCCACGTCAAGCGCTGGCTGGTCGTCGCGCCCAAGCGCGTCTGCACAGACGTGTGGCCGGTCGAAGCGCCCAAGTGGTCACGGCTGACGCCCGCGCTGGCAGTCGGCACGCCGCAGCAGCGACGGGCGGTGCTGGCCAGCCGAGCGCCGGTTGTCGTCATCAACTACGACAACCTCGACAAGCTGGACGACCTGTCGGGCTTCGACGGGATCGTGTTCGACGAACTGACCCGGCTGAAGAACCCCGGCGGCAAGCGCTTCAAGGCGCTGGAAAAGCTGCTGGCGCCAGTCAACGTGCGCTGGGGCTTGACCGGGTCGTTCACGTCGAACGGCCTTGAGGACGTGTTCGGCCAGTGCAAGATCGTGGATCAGGCGCTGCTGGGCCGGTCGAAGGGCGCGTTCCTCCAGCAGTACTTCATCTGCATCAACCGCGACTTCGGTCAGTGGACGCCGGCGCCCGGCGCGCTGGAGCAGGTCATGCAGCGCATCCGCCCGGCGACCTACGTGCTGGAGCCGGGCGAGTACAAGGACAAGCTGCCGGAGTTACATGTCGTCGAGGTCCGCACGGCGCTGGACGACCGCGAGCCATACGAAAAGATGAAGCGCGATTATGTCGCACGGTTTGGCAGCGACCGCGTCATCGCGCAGAACGCCGCGTCGGTGACGGCCAAGCTGCAACAGATGGCCAGCGGGTTTGTCTATAACCGTGAGGGGGCGACGCCGGTGCACTGGTTCAGCACGCACAAGTTCGACCGGCTGGAAGAACTGCTGGATGAAAACCAGCGAGCCAATACGCTGATCTGGTACACCTATCAGGAAGAACTGGCCGAACTGCGCCGGCGCTATCCGCACATCCAGACGCCTGACGACGAAAACGTCGTCGAGCGCTGGAACAAGGGCGAGATACAGCTATTGGCCGCGCACCCTAAATCGTTTGGTCACGGGATCAACTTACAAGGCCAGCAGCACATGGTGTTTTTGTCGCTGCCGTGGAGCCTAGAACTTTACGAACAAGCAGTCGGGCGCCTGCACCGCAGCGGGCAGACGCGCGACGTTTGGGTTTACGTCATGCTGACGGAAAAGACGATTGATGAACGCATCTGGGCGGCGCTGCACGACAAGCGCGCCGTGTCCGACACAGCGATTGAGGAGTTGAAAAGTGGCTAAGGTATCATGGCAGACGCTGGCGGTAAAGCTGCCCAGCTACACCGAGACGCAGATCAAGGAGATGCTGGACGAGGAGATCGGCGTGCACAAGCGCGTCGCCATCGCCCGGCGCCTGCACCAGCGGCTGTGCAAGCTGCGGTCCATGCGTGAGCGCAAGGAGATCATCAGAAAGATGAAGAAGTGAGCGATATGGTCAACCACCCCGCGCATTACAAAGCGGGCGGCATCGAAGCGATTGATTACATCGAGGCCAAACTTACGCCGGAAGAGTTTGCCGGATATTGCCGCGGCAACGCGCTGAAGTACCTGAGCCGCGCCGGCCGTAAGGATGACACGGTGTTAGAGATTGGCAAGGCTATTTGGTATCTGAACCGCTGGCGGGACAGTCTTGTTCACAAAGGCACACCCAAGTAGAGTTGTGCGCCCCAATGCGCTTGACGGTTTCAGGGCTATCAATCTGGCTGTTGTACCGGATCGGTTTGGCGATGACGCAATAGTTATTGATCACCATTTGCGGCGTCGTCGAACCGTGCGCGCAGGCGCTTGTCACGCTCAGGATCAGGAGTAAAAGCGGCGTGCTCCGCCAAGTCGATTTGCCGTTGGACTTCATCGGCGGCTTCCTTCTGCGCTTCTTGCCGGCCCTGCTGCCGTAACTTGTTCTCGTTCCACGCCGCCCAGAGGCGGTCAAGCAGCGACAGCAGGGACGACAGAAGTTTGATCACGCCTTGGGCGTTTCCGAAAGAAACACCGCGGCGACACCTGCCAGACCAGCGACCGCCGTGGAGATGGCCGCCCACTGTACGTCCGACAGGCCGAACGCCAGCGCCAGAGCAGAGAAACCGGCGTACGTGCTCGGTTCCTTGAGACGCGTCAGCGCCCAATGTACTAAAGCCATAATCAGTCTCCTGTTTCGGCCAGCCACGCGTCCACATCGAACGAAGGGCAGGCTTTCTTGACGCCCGGCCAATCGCGATGCCCACGAATGAGAATGCCGGGGTAGCGCCCCTTATACGTCCGAACGAGTGTAAGGAGCGACTTCTTTTGCGCTGGCGTGCGTGTGTCCTTGGGGTTCATGTTCTTATCGACGCCGCCGATATAGCAGACGCCGATGTTTCCAGTGTTGGCCCTACCTACGTGTGCGCCTTTCTGGTCGTCGCGCAGCGTGCGGTGCATCGAACCGTCTAGTTCAACAACCCAATGGTAGCTAGTCTGGCCGAACTTGGCTTTATCCCATTGCGTGATTTGTTCGTGCGTGACATGCCGCCCTTCGGGCGTTGCCGCACAATGGATCGTTAGGAACTTAACAGGCCCTAGAGCAGGCATTACATTCTCCAGATAAACACGCCGACTACAGCCACAGGGAGTAGCCAGTCAGTCAGCGATTTGAACGTCCAGACTTTCGGGTCAAAACCGCCCCACCAAGGCATATTCGCTCGCTTACCGCCACCGAAGCGTTCAATCCAGCGGTATTCGGCTTGTGCGTGCTCGCGGCCGATATAGCCGGCGGCCACCATAGCGCCCGGCCACCACGCACCGAGCAGCGCCCATCCGGCGAGTTGAACAGCCAGAGTTATGGCAGCGTGAGTCATTTCAACCCCAGCAGCGCCAGCAAAATGCCAAGCAACAGCATGATAATAGTGCCGGCCACGGTCAGGCCAATACCTTCCAGCCGCTTCAGGCGCGCGCAGATGCTCTCGTACCGCAGAGCGCACACTTCTTCATGGGTCTTAAGACGGGCTTCAGTTTGGTCGATAAGGCTCATGTGCGGCTACTCTTCAGCGGCTAATATTAACGGTTAGGGCGAAGAACCCAGCTAGGCGTTTCAAAAGTATCGCGGCGCTGCTGGGCACGCTGACCGCGTTCTTGAGCCAGAATAGCCTGTTGTGTCGCAGGTGACAACAAATTCCACCCTTTACTTCCGGGCTTTACGCCGCTGGCCGTCACTAGCGCTGCGTTGGCCGCGCGCTTGGTCATGGTGTTGGCGACCCCGCGAGCGCCCATAGCGCCAAGCTGTGTTCCGGCGATGAGCGCTGTGGAGCCGGGCGCATAAGGCGCCCCTACGCCCAGAAACGGCACTTGCATACCAAAGATGCGAGAGTTTGGAGCGACGCGACCAATGGCGGCCAAAACATCGCGCGCAAAGTTGCCGTTCGCTACCTTGCGCACTGCGTCCTGCGTTGGCTTATCCAATTTTGCAAACTGGCGAGGGTTGTTGAGCAGTTTGGCGAATTCAGACCGAAGAACCGACCCCAGCGCACGAGGGTCGTCGCCTTGTTTAGCGCGGTTATTCGCGGCTTCGATTGCGTCTTCGATAGTTTGCGTTTGGTAAGCCTGCGAACGAACGCGGCGTGCCTGATCCAAAAACGACTTAGCTTGCGCCGCGTTGCCGGTCGTCATCCCCGGCGTCAGGGTGTCCATGAAATCGTCTACTAGGTCATCAAGCGCCTTGACCATAGCGCGCTCTTCATTCGTGCCGCGCTTCACACCGGTCTGGCTGTACGGAAGATCACGGATCGACCGGCGGAACTTTTCCAGCATGTCGAATGTGATCGGCTGCCCCGCCTTCTTGGCGAATAGGTTCAAAGCCTGCTTTGCAACCTTGTCGGTGTCGGGGTCAAACTTCAGACGAGCAAGCGTTTGCTGCGCCCGCTGCTGAAGATCAGTCATCGCTTGCGGAGCAATGTTTACGTTTGCGGCTTCCATCTGCTTGTAAAAATCTTTGGCGTTAGCCGCCAACGTTGCAGCCGGAATAGCTTTGGGGGCGGGCGCCGCGGCCTTACCGCCTGCAACACCGCCGGCCAGCGACAAACCTGCCAGCGCAAGGGGGTTTTCCACATTAAAATAGTTTGCCGCAACAGACGGCGCCAGCGCGCCACCCACCGCCGCCCCAGTCTGGGCGCCGGGCGACTGACCAAGAAACCGCATAAAGTTGCGGCCGCGCGGCGTCATAACAATGTTTTCGAGCGTCTGCGCCGAACGCGCTTGGCCGCCGCCAGCAGCAGCGGCTTCCAACACGTCGCTAAATACTTGCTGAGTGGCAGTCTCAGGACGGCGCCCAATCCCAACGCTTTCGTATCCGCGGCGGATAGTTTCGGACGGCAACGAAACGCGCGTACCGCCAAAAGCTGGAGCGGACAAGTTGTACAGTGCCGTTCCGATGTCGGCGGCCCCTAACGACAACACGCCGCCGGCGGCGCCCGGAAGGGCGCCCACACCGCCAAACGGCGCACCCGCAGCAGCGCCAGCAGTGGCCGCGGTAGCGTAAGGCGCCAACGCGCGCGTAGCGACACCCGCGTACTGACCGAGGGTATCGACAAAACTGTCTTCGGGTGGTGGCGGGGTTTCGTCAATCTCGCCGGGCTTCAGCACCCATGACGGAATTGGTTCGTTACGTGCCATTACCGGCCCCCTAGTGCCTTGCGCAGTGCTTCATCGCCAAACTGACGGCGGAAACCTTCGGTCCAATCCGGGTTATCCCGGTTGCGCTTGAGCGCGTTAACATCCGCCGGCGAAGGCTTTGGTTTAGTTGCGCCTGCCCTATACTTCGGTTCAACTGGCGACACTCGCAGACGAAGTTCGGGCGCTTCCGGCAAAACCTCGCGGTATACCTCATTATAGCGTCGCAATGCGCTTTCGCGCGTACGGTAAAGTACGTCGCGTAGACGCTGCATTTCTAGTTCTTGGGTGCGTTCATTGCCGGTCTGTGTGAGTTTGTTGGCAGCAGACGCTGCAATAGCCAAGTCCCTATCAGACACAATGCCTTGCGGCGAAGCGCCGGTCTCGGTCTGTTGGCGATCCGCAATCAACTTGTCGAGCACAGAGTTGCTAACGATAAAATCGTACTGCGCCTGCACATCTGCCCGGGTAGGCGACTGCAATGCCTTAGGAATTCGACCTTCGATAGCGCCGATTACGGAATTACGGTATGGATTGCGCAGAAAAGCGTCGATTGCATTGATTCGGTCGGTCAAGTTTGTAATCAGCGAAGAAGTTTCCCCCTTCGCTTGAGGCATTTCACCGCGCAGTTTTTCCAGACGTTTTACGCGTTCTTGCGTGCCTGTTTGGGCTTCGGTTTCTTGGCGGACACGCGGCAACGGAACTTGTGCCGAACCGGGGAGCGGCGACTGCATCGGCGGCTTACCCCGGAACTGGACGCCGGTGTCTTCAAAGCCTTGCAACGACTGCACTTGCTGCATCGAAGCGCCGCCCTCTTCAGGGCGGTAGACCGCACTGCGCATTCCGCCAGCCGGCTCTTCGTTCGGCATGATCTGAATGTTGTTGGAACGCAGCAGTTCGGCCAACTGCTGATCCTTGCCCGGGCCAGCAGCCGCGCGCATGGCCTCAAAGTCGGACTGCGACACCACGCCGGTTTCCATCATCTGTTGCACGACAGCACCGAGGTCCGGTTGCGCTGCTTCGCCGGCTGCCATCGACATCTTTTGGAATGGGTTTAGCGTCGGGATGCGGTTGGTCGGCTGACCCTGCCGGTACAGGTCGGCCGGCGTTGTGTTAGCGCCGCGGGTTGGCTTAAGGTTTTGCGGGGCCGGCGCGGGCGATTGAGGGGCGCCCATGCCGCCCGCAGCCGACGGGGCGGTCGTTGCCGCCGCGCGCTTAGGCCGAAGCACATTTAGCGGGGCCACCCCTTGCTGCCCGCGCTCTGCGCTAAAGCCGCCAGTTGTAGCGACACCGTAATTACCGTCTTGGTCCTGCACAACTTCAGTTTCCAGCGGCCCGTAAGTCGCCTTGAAGTTATCGCCGATGCTGCCGACCATCTGGAGCATTAGATTGCGGTCGAACTGTTCGGGCGGCAGGTTGGCGCGGAACGCCTCCGCAATTTCAGGTGCTTCTTTGTCCAGCCGCCCAAGCAGAAGCTGGTATCCTTGCGAGTTCATGACCTGCCCGGCCAACTTCGTGTAGAAGTCGATCTGCTTGCCGGCCATCTCAATCTCAGCCGCCGACGCTTCGCGCTGTTCCTTGGCCTGCGCCAATTGCATCTGCTGCTGGGCGACGGCGTTCTGGCGCTCCAGCGCTTCCTGCTGGCGCATCATGTTGATCATCTGCGCGCCCTGCTGGATCGCACCTCCGAGTACGTTGGTCTGCGGGGCGCGGGCGCCAAGGGCGATCATCTGGTTAGCCATTAGTGACCTCAGTAGCCGGGGTTAATCGGAGGCGTGCGGTAGCCGCTCGGCGGTGTGAACGGGTTGCGGTTAATCGGGCCAATCGCAAGATCGTCGGCGCTATAGGTGGGGGCGACGTTAGCGCGGCCCATCGAGTTAAAGTAATTGGCCTGCGCCTGATACAGCGGGAACTGCGTCGCCATGCTGCCGATGCTGCCCAGCGCTCCAGCCAGCGCGTTGGCGCCGCCGACGTAACCCGACGCGCGGGCCGCGCCCGCGTTCATGATGTTCTGCGCTTGGCTTTGCCCGGCCTGACCGGCGGCGCCTGTCAGCACGTTAGCCGCGCTCTGGCCGGAACCCATCAGCGACTGAAGCGGGTTCAGGCGCGCCGCGCGCTCGACCTGATAGCGGTTGAACGCGTTCTGGTACTCTTGGCTCGCCAAGTCCTGACCGAAGCGCTGAATGCCTTTCAGGGTGGCACCCGACATCAGACCGCCGCGCGCCGCGGCCGAACGCTCCAGCGCCTTCATCCCTTCTGACTGGCGGAAGGCGTAGCCGGGGTCTTGCTGAAACTGTTCGGTGCCAAACGGCTTGGCAAGGCTGCCGTAGCCGGCGGCCGTAGCGTCGCCGCCGATGCCGAGCAACTGCATGATCTGCTGCTGCGCAGTGAGGCCAGCCTGCCGGAACGGTTCTTGAAGACCAATCTGGCGTTCGAACATCCGCTCCTGTGCGGCCTGTGCTTCCTGCGCCGCGCGCTCCTGCGCGCTGGCGGCCTTTTTGGCGCCGCCCGCTGCGAGCAAACCCCCGCCAATGGACGCAACGCCGCCGATAATTGCACCTGCAACGGGCATCAGTTTAACTCCATCCTGAATATGCGGTGCGGAACACCGAATGTTTCTATCACTTCTCCAGTCGGTTGCATACCCCCCTGCCGGGCGAACCGCTCAACGTGGTGGGCGCGGGGCGGTATTTTCGTCCAGAGCACTTTAGCGCCGCGCTGGCGGGCGAACTCAATGCCTTCCGACCGGGCGGCGTTGCCCCACTCGCCGCGGCCGCTGCGCAGGATAAAAGTATGGACTTCATACGTGCGCGGCGCGGTCCATAGCAGGCCAAACCCGCCGTGCTCACCCATTAAAAACCAGTGCTCGGGCCGTTCGACAATCGGCGACAGGTCCAGTTCGCCCGCTTCAGGCGCGCCCACGAACGGCCGCACATCAGGATGGTTGACCACCCAGTTGACGTAGTCGGCGTCGTGAGTGCGGGCGAGCCGCATTAGCTGACCAGTCGGCCCGAAGCGCGGATATTGATCGCCGAAGCCGTGCCCGCGATGGTCGAGATGAACCCGTTGACCGGCAGCACATGCCCGACCAGTTCAGGGAACGTATATGTCTCGGCCGGCTGGAGCGTCTTGGTCTTGACGATCAGGTTGTCGTTCCCGGCGCTGCCGGCAGCCGTGATCAGGTTGACGCTGATCGTAGCGGCGTTGGCGCTGTAGTTCGTCGCCGTAAACTTGTCGATGATCGTCTGGACGCCATTCGACGTGTACTGCGTCGTCTGGCTGTTCTCCGCGGTCTTGGCCGGGATGATGTTGCTGATGGTAACGGCCATTTATACCTCCAAGGAACTTACATTGTCAGTCACGGTTAAAATAACTGATGGGATCGCAGGGTGAACGGCCGTGGCTGGGTCTGTAAACAGCGAAATGCCGGTGTTATCCACTTCCCACATCAGTTCGAAATAGTCGCCAGCGTTCATTTGTAGCAGAAAATTCCACGCCGCGACATCTTCAGTGTTGTTCCCCTGCATACGGATGACGGT